ATCACTTGAGCTAGAAAGCTCAACGAGTCAGCCAGGACCTATTACTAGGCGCTGGCCGACTCGGTGTGGAGTGACTATACAGTCACTGCACAGGAATGTCGACAAAGACATTTCTTGCTCTAATTCGGTAGGAGGAATTCACCTCCCACTGAAACTTTGTCCCAGATGTGTCGCCACTCCAAACAGACCAGTCTTCGACTGGGCTGCGAGAGTATTGACACATAAGCCTCCCAAATGGGAAGTTGGTGGGCCCACGGGTATGTGAAATGCGATCAAGGCATCGAACGCGGACGCAACGTCCGTTGTATCGATCCCAATCATGGCTGAATAGCCATGATGTCTGGTCCTCAGATCGAGGGCCAGTGAGACATTGCACATCACTCGGAAGGCGACGCTTGATAAATTCAAGCGTTTCCAACTTATCAGGAGGTAGGCCCAGGATGTCCTCAAACCATTGCCACAGCATGTTATGCTGTTGCAGTAATTGAGAAGCATCTTCTGGTATCGACCGGATGAAAACCGGTCGAATGTTACGTCCGCGCCACCAGTCCCGGCCGCAGGATTCCCGGAAAGGGGATGAGCCCGTAAAGGACTTATCACGATTCAGGATAAACCCGCACCAGGACAGGAGTGCATTGACCTCGTTGTAGATGACTGATGGAAACACCAGATCATCGCCATACGCGTTAACAACACCCCTCGGGGACTTACCAGAATACCGAATCCATACAGCCTGACAAAGGCTGTAGAAGATTAGGGACTCCAGGGCAAAGGTATAACCATTGCCCATAGAGGATATTTTCTGATAGGTCACCACGTCTCCCTCTGGCATAACGCCTGTATCGGCACGAAGCTGATACAGAAGTTTAAACCACAGGGGAGGAAGTAATTCCTCACAGAGACGTAAAGACACGGTGTCGGATGCTGACGAGAGATCGCACGTAGATAGCCAGCCATCTAGCGAGCCCTTCCGGGCAAGCTGTTGGTTTGTTACCTGTGTGTTGAGATCCACGCCGCACTGACGGAGACGACGTCGAATAATACCATCAACGCCAAGCTGGAGATAAACTCCGAGCGAGGACTCGATAGCAATTGTTCGATACGTCTGTCGTGTCTTTGGAACGTAACAGACACGATTGCCTGACTGGGGTCGGAGGACCTGCCCTTTACGGGTAGAATCGAGATAGGGATGCCACATTGGGATTTCTCCCTCGTGGCGCATCTCATCATCGAGAGCTCCAAACCACCTTTGGTCAGTTCTAATGCAATCGTAGGCAAGGTCAGTAGCTCGGGGTGGACATTCATAGGGCCAGCGCCTGAACTTAAAGTACAGACTCCGGCTTTGGAAGTCACACTGCGAACTACTACCTGGACCGTGCCGCGAACACGAATAGAGCTCAGAGACTGGCGGTACATCTCCAAGTAGGTCACGAATAAATCTTCGAGCCAACGAAAAGTCGGTTCGAAGTTGCTCGTCACCTCTCGAGAGACCATCAGACCAGAAATTACTTCTAGTATTGATGGATGTGCATAAGGTTTCTGCCTGGTCAAATTTTGACCTGGCGGAAATCCGCTTGCTACCGTCATCCTCTTTGACATCTAAACGCTTCAGCAGTGAACCTGCGAGATAACGAGTAGCGATTAGATCGCTACCCGGTGCATCTCCAAACTCCCTTACAAGCTGTATAGGAGAATTGGCTAGAGCAAGTTCATCGGCCTCCAAGAAGGAGGTCGGGAACTTGACATCCAGACCAAGGTTCTGTCGGATATCATAAGATATCCGCGACGCGACCTCGAAGGGATAACCCTTCGAGACGCGGACCCGGAACGCATTGCGCGTACGGGCATACGGTGACATATTGTTACTCATATTACATGAGGAACGTCATCAAGGAATTACACAGCGCTAGGACGACGAGCTGTCCGTCTTATTAGACGAATCAGTTGTCGCAGAGATGCTGGAAAGCTTCGACCCGATGGCAGTAAAGAACTGTCCCAGGAGGGAGATTCCAACACTCTTTAGCACTAAACGTAGTGCCTTCATGGAAGTCCTATTTTATTGGCAATAAACCGATTTTGTCGGTAATAAGCCGATAGAGTTAGATTTCCAGCTTCTCGTTAAGAGAAGTCATGATGGTGTCACTGTCCAACACAGCGATGAGGCGCTGCCGCAGCTCCAAAATGGTAGCCGAGGCAGTGCCCACAGGGATGTTGAATTGCAGGTTGACGATAGCTGGTTTAACCAGCGTCGTCTCGGAATCAGCCCCGAGGACTGACACGTCGGCCGTCAATTTGATGGTCGACTGCATCACCCCGAGGTAGTTTCCAGACTGCGTCGGAAACGAACGACTGAACTGAATCTGGTCTCTCATACTCAACGTGTGAGAGGCGCCGATATACACGGACGCGTTTTCGCGTTCGGTATAGCGGCTATAGATTTTATTCGTCGGACTTCCGGAATTGGCAGTATCGACTGCCAGCGTTATTGTATTCGACTGCATATATTATGTGGTCCTTTACTATTTCTGTCTAAGCACGAAGCTGCCTAAACAATGTTACCAGATCCGCCCACTTCGACATGTCCAGTCTCACATTGAGTACTGGCAGCGTTGGAACGCTCGGATTTGGGGTGCGTGTTTTTACTACGCGCGTGCGGGTGAATACCTGCACGCCGCCGGTCATAGTCCAATTGCTGGACGATGGCCCGACGGGTGAGACTGCTAGGACCTTCCGTGAAGTTTCCTCCACGGCGATCCAGGAGCCTCGCCTGGTACAACCGATATCGGGAGTCCAGGCGGCGATGTAATTGCCAACGTTAACGAACCAATCAACCACGAAACTGTAGGGAACAAGTTCCCAAGCAGTCTCAAGGATATGATCGGCTCCTAGACGTAGAGCAAGATTCTCGGCGGCACTACGATCTACATCAAACAGTATCCCGGCACGAATAGAGACAGAAACGTCTCTAGTCTGCCGAGCGTACTGAGTGATAGTCGTAGGAGACGTTAAAGTCTCCAGTGTCGTCGAATCGTCCGAATCAATAGCGGACGACGCAGACCGGGCCGTACACCTAGATGAGAGTTTGTCATTTAGAGCGCTCAGAATATTCCGAGCGTCATAAACGATAGGCCGAATACCGTAACGGTATTCAAGCCACTCACTAGACATACCATCGAGGGCGTCTTTAAGTACGCCACCGACACCACGGCTCCGCAAGATGCGACCCACTTTGGACCTATAGGACCAAAGACTAGTCAGCACCTTGCCAGTGAGAAGACTGCGAAGTGTTTCAAGAGTCTCGCGGAATTCCGCGACAGTCTCGAGGACACCTGCAGCCGCAACACTGACGTTAGCCTGAGCAGCAAGTATAGCTGCCGACTGAGCGGACGAAGAATCATACGTAAGGAAGTTTGTGTTGGGGGTAACATACGAGTTATAATAACTCGATAATGTTATCTGATCAACAGGGCTTCCAGACCGTAGATAGCGGTAATGATTACCGCTTGCCGTAGATTCATCAGAGATGTATTCCTGAGTACTCTTAAATACATTAGAGTATGTCAGAGAATTCATACTGTTGAAGAACAGCTCTCCGTTCGCAACGCGCCTGCGAAAACCTGGTATGACTACATCAGTCATAGACCGGTTGATGCTCTCCAAGAACGCAGAGGAAGTGGTACTACTGGTTAATTTCCAGGTACCGCTCCCGCTACGATACCACGATTGCCTAATATTGGTAACCGCGGAAGTGGAGGCGGAATCAGTCCTTGTTCGACTCATAGGATCCTTCCTGTGGTCGATCAAGGCTAACCACGCCAGCATTGTTGCTGAGCCTGGACGGCGAATGCCATGGCATATGCCACCGACGGC